CGCCGCGTCTGACCACGGCGACGGTGCTGAGCCTGGATTAGGGCGGCGGCCGCGTCATGAGCCAGGTCCGCCGCCCGTGCCTCGAAGAGGAATGGTTCGTCAGGGATGGGTTGATCTCCCTCGATGGGCTCTGCCCCGGGTGCCGCCGAGACTTCGAGGGCGAGTTGCGGTCCTTCGCCGACGACAACGCGGCGGCCTTGAGCAAAATCTACCGCTTGTCGCGGTCCATTCACGTGCAGGCGATCCTGCGGGGGGACGCCCGCGCGGCGAGAGAGGCGACCCATCGGGATGTCGTGATTGTTCTACGAACGATGCGCGCCTTGATCGGCAAATCGATTGAAACATTCGTAAAACAGGGGCTTATCACGCAGGCGCCCGCGAGCACGAGAGGAGAGAGAGCATGAGCAAGAAATCGCGCATTGTCGAAGCCGTGGGTGTCTCGGCCAACGCGCTGAACCCGGCGGGACGGCCGCTGGCCGGGGCCATCCAGGCGGCGATGACGGCTGCCGCGCAGCACGCCCGGCGGGTGGACAAGATCACCGACCCGGCCGAGATCCGCGCCCGCATGCTGGCGGCGCGGGCGGCGGTGAAGCGCGGCGACTGGGCGCCGCCGGCGGCGCCGGACGGGACCGGCGGGGACTGAGCCATATGGACCCGTTGGAGGGCTAGGCGGAGATGCCCGCGCTCCAAAAATCCATCGAACACGTCACGCTGACGCTCTCGGCGGGGACGAATCCGGCGTCGGTCAATCTGACCAAGGGGCAGGACCCGGCGGCCTGCACGCCGTTCTATTCGATCCGCGAGGCGGGCGCTGCGGTCGCCGCCGTTAACGGCAATATCCTGCCGGAGGTCTGGTTCGACGACAACGCGGGCACGGCGCGGGTCAATGCGCAACTTCTGAACGGCGACGACGTGCAGGTCGAGATCGCCGTCATCGAATGGGACCTGACCAAGGTCAACGTCCAGCAGGGCACCTATACCATCGGCTCCGGTGCGGTCGAAAGCACGGCGGCGATATCCGCCGTCGATCAATCCAAGGCGTTCATCATCCATTCCGAACGGATGGCGACCACCAGCGGCTTCTGGTTCGACCGGGCCTGCCACAGCGCCAGGTTCACGTCCGATACGGAAATCACGTTCTCCCGGTTCCTGTCCTCGACCATCCAGACGACGACCGGGCGGTTCTACGTGGTCGAGTGCATCGGGACGGAGTTCACGGTGCAATCCGTCGGTTTGGCCAACGACGCATCGACGCAGGGCACCACCACCTTCAATCTGGCGATCTCCGCCGTCGACATGGCCAAGACGTTCATCGTCGGCGGCTATGCCGCCGGCAACAACGACGACGATCCGGTGGACGGCGCCATGTGGTGGGCGCTGACCAGCACCACCAACGTCCAGTACCAGCGGCTCGGCGGCGGCACCCCGGCCAGCCACTTCATGAACGTGCGGTTCTTCGCCGTCACCTGCGCCAACGACGAATGGACCGTGCAGCGGGCGCAGCCGACCATCGGCAGCGGCGAGACGGCCGACGATACGACGATCAGCGCCATCGACCAGGCCCGCTCGGTGATCAATCCAGGCTCGAACATGAGCCTGACCATGGGCCACGCGAATACGACGAATGGCGTCAACGTCCCCGGCCTGCTTCTCGGCTTCACCTTCGCCGCCGATACGACGGTGCGGGCCAGCCGGCGCGTCACCGGGTCGCTGGCCAGCGCCTATGCTTTCGAGGTGGTCCAGTTCGCGGACCCGAGCGCCACCACGGATGCCGAGGGCGCGGCGAGCGGCGCGGCGGCGGCCACGGGCGTGGGCGCCAGCACGGCGGCCGTCCCGGGCCAGGCGTCCGGCGCCGGGGCGGCGGCGGGGGTCGGCGCCAGTATCGCGGCGGCCACCGGCGTCGCGGCAGGTGTGGGCGCGGCGGCTGGGGCGGGCGATACGGCCGCCGACGTCTTCAAGATTTACTGGGAGGTCATCGGGTATCAGGACGGTATTCCGCTCGACCAGCACGTCGGCGAACTGGGCGCGACGTGGGCGGAGCATCCAGAATCGACCGGCGCGCCGATCACGGTTCACGACAACACCGCGCGCAAGCATCGCGGCCCGCAGGACGCCGGCCTGTTCATCGCGTCCGGGACGCCGCCCACCGCCGACTACGAGGTCATCGCCGATATCATCGCGTCCGCCGATCCGACCAACGGGACACTCGGTGTCGTGGCGCGCTGCGATCCGACGGCGAATACCTACTATCGGTTTGTCTACGACGACCCGACGGGCCGGTGGAAACTGTTCAAGGTCGTCGCCGGAACGGAAGAGCAGATCGGCACCGAGACGTTCAACCGGATCGGAACCGCCGAGACGCGCGAGATCAAGCTGCGGGTCGAGGGCACGACCATCACTGGCTACCGCGATGGCGTATCGCAGGCCGTGGCCACCGACAGCGACATCAGCGCCGCCGGGAAGGCCGGTCTTTGGATTGGCGGCTGGCAGTCCGTCTTTACAATGGACAACTTCGTCGCGCGGGAACTCGACACGACGGCCTTCGTCTCCGACACCTTCACCGAAGCCGACACCCCGGCGCGGCCGAGCGAAGCGGAACTGACCGCGCTCGACATCGACCAGATCGAGGTGGTCTACGGGCACGCGACCATCCCGACCGACCCGCTGGACATGGACGAGGGCGCGATCAATGCCTTCGGCGCGGAACTAGAAGCCCTCGGCCTGCCGGTGTCCATCGACAACGAGAATGCGGCCTACACGGCGGCGTACAAGGTGCAGTGGGCGCAATGGTTGCGTGACGGCGGCTACACCGGCTGGCTGAGCTACTATTCGTCGCCGCTCGCCTTCATCCGCATCGACGATTGGATCAACGGCGTCGGGTCGGCCGATTGGGATACGTGGCAGGCCGAAAACGACGACTGGGGCACCTCTGGCATCGACGCTGTTGTCAATGGCATCAGCGAGCATCCCTATCTGTCGAGCGAGGATCATGTCGGCAATTTCCGGCCCTACAAGGAGGTGTTCCGGGAGTACACCGGCGATCTGATCTATGAACGCTACCGCGTGCTGCCCACGCTGGAGTGGATACCCTACCTTCGGTTTCAATATGTCGCCGGGTCGCTGAACGGGCAGATCTGTTCCGAAGCCGACTGGCGGTTGCAACTCGCATCCGTCTACAGACAATACCAGGAGGGCGTTCGGGCCAACGGCCTCATCGTCTGGCACACCAGCGACGAGGCCTGGAGCACCGCCCTGGACGATGAGGGCTGGTACGACGTTCTGCTGGAGTTCATCGCCGATCCTGCCGCCTTCACCGCCGATGTCCTGGGGCCGATCGTATCGAATTGGGACAACCCCGCCATCAACCTGCTGGCCAATCCACAATGGCAGAATCGCACCGGCGATTTGCCAGCGAGTTGGAATGCCCCGTCCGGTTTTCCTGGAGCAAGCTGGGATGATGGCCCAGGTTCATACGCCATCCTGACGGATACGGTTTCATCGCAGCGGTCGTATCTCAATCAGCAGGTCAACAGCCTCGTCGCCAGCGATCCATACACCTACTACATCTATATTCACGACGTTAATACACTCACCGGTCGCTTCGCCGCCGTCATCAATGTCACAGGTGATGGCAGCGTTCTCTCGAACGCCGCCGGCTTTACAGGTCCCGGCTGGTATGCCGTCGGGGTCGTTCCGGATAACACGTTCGAGCAAGTTCGCGCCGGTCCAGGCGTCGATGGCAACCAGACGGGTGACGTGACCCTATCGCGGCCTTGCTTGCGGGCAGGCTTCGTCGCGGGAATCACGGCGGCCGGACAACGGGTCGGGCCGCTGGCGACGGAGCCTGGAGTCGAAATCTCCATCGCGGCGGCCACGGGTGCCGCCGCGGGCGCCGGACAGGCGGCGGGCATCGGCGCGGCGACGGCGGCGGCGGCGGGGATCGCGGCGGGCACGGGGGCGGCTTCGGGCGCCGGGGAGACGGCGGGCACCATCGCGGCGGGCGCCGGCACGGCGGGCGGCACCGGGACGGCATCGGGCATCGGCGCGGCGATTTCGGCGGGCGCGGGGATCGCGGCGGGGGCCGGGCAGGCGGCGGCCGTGGGCGCGGCACACGCGGCGGCGGCGGGTACGGCTTCGGGCGCCGGACAAGCGGTGGGCGTGGGCGCCCCGGTGGCGGCGGGCGCGGGCACGGCTTCGGGGGCCGGACAAGCCACGGGCATCGGCGGGGGACACGCGGCGGCGGCGGGGGTCGCGGCGGGCACGGGGGCGGCGACGGCCGCCGGGGATACGGCGGAAAGCGGGATCGAATCGGGCGCCGGGACGGCGGGCGGGACCGGGACGGCGGCGGGCCACGGCGCCAGCATCGCGGCGGCGGTGGGCGTGGGCGCGGGCGCCGGACAGGCGGCGGCCGTGGGCGCGGGACACGCGGCGGCGGCGGGCGCTGCGTCGGCGACGGGACAGGCGGCGGGGGTGGGCGCCCCGGTGGCGGCGGGCGCGGGCGCGGCTGCGGCGGCGGGACAGGCGGCGGGTGTTGGCGCGGCGACGGCGGCGGCGGCGGGCATCGCGGCGGGCACGGGCGCGGCGTCGGGCGCGGGCGATACGGCGGAAAGCGGGATCGAATCGGGCGCCGGGACGGCGGGCGGGACCGGGACGGCGGCGGGCCTCGGCGCCAGCATCGCGGCGGCCACGGGGGTGGCGGCGGGCACGGGCGCGGCGGCGGGCGCGGGGCGGAGCACGGCGGCGGCCGTGGGCGCGGGCGCGGCGGCCGGCAACGTGGTGGCGATCGGCGCAGGCGTGGCCCACGCGGCGGGCCTGGCCACGGGCGCGGGGACGGCCGCGGGCCTGGGCGCCGGCATCGCGGCGGCGGCGGGGGTGGCCGCGGCGGCGGCGGCGGCGGCGGGCGCGGGCAGCACGGCCGAGGCGCAGATCCCCGGGCACGCGGCGGCGGGGGACGGCGGGGCGACGGCGGACACCACGAGCACGGGGCCGGGGGCCACGGCCGGCTGCACGGGGCCGGCGGCCCTGGCGGCCTGAAGAAAGGACAAGCGGATCATGAGCACGCCGGCCTTCGAGATCGGCACCCTGCGCCACCTGACGGTCACCTTCACCACCCTGGCCGGGGCGGCGGCGGACCCGGACGGGGTGAGCGTCACCGTCACGCCGCCGGACGGGGCGAGCGTGGTCAAGACCCTGGCCGACGGGGTGGTCAACGAGGAGAGCGCGGTGGGGCTGTTCAGTTATGACTACCTGATCGCCCAGGCGGGGCGGCACACGGTGCGCTGGGCCGGCACGGGCGCGGTGCAGGTGGTGGCCCCCTATGAGTTCTACGCCCGGCGGAAGGAGACCGTGTGATGGCCATGAGCCTGGTCACGCCGCCGGCCAACGAGCCGGTGACCTTGCAGGAGGCCAAGGACCACCTGCGGGTGGCGGGCGGCGCCGACGACGCGCTGATCAGCGAGCTGATCGTCGCGGCGCGGGAGATGGCCGAGGCCGCCACCTGGCGGGCGCTGATCACCCAGACGTGGAACTGGACGCTCGACGATTTCGGCGGCCTGGCGCGTGGGGTGCCGAAGGCGCCGCTGCAATCGGTGACCTCGATCACCTACATCGACGGCGCCGGGGCGGCGCAGGTGCTGGACCCGGCCGCCTACAAGGTGGACGCGGTCAGCCAGCCGGGGCGGATCGTGCCGGCCTATGGGCAATGCTGGCCGGCGGCGCGGGCCGAGATCAACGCGGTGACGGTGCGCATCGTCGCCGGCTATGGGTCGACCGGCGCGGCGGTGCCCCGGACGATCCGCCAGGGGATGCTGCTGGCGCTCACCGATCTCTACGAGAACCGGCAGAGCGAGATCGTGGGGGCGGCGGTCAGCCGCTTCACCCAGACCGCCGAGCGGCTGTGGTTCACCGAGCGGGTGTGGCGCTAGATGGCCGGCTTCCGGGCGCCCACGGTCGGCGAGCTGCGCCATCCGGTGATCCTGCAGGACCGCAGCCAGGCGGCGGACGGCGGCACGGGGATCGCCGAGGCCTTCGTCCCCGTCGCCGAGGCCTGGGCGCGGATCGAGCCGATCTTCGGCGGGCGGGTGATCGAGGGGCAGCAGGTGGAGGCGGTGGCGACCCACAATATCACCGTGCGCCACGTCGCCGGATATACCGCCATCGACCACGTGAAGATGGTGGACTCCGGGCGGCTGTTCCGGGTGCGCTCGATCCTGAACCCGGGCGAGCGCGACCGATGGCTGGAGCTTCTGTGCGAGGAATTGCGGCAGGTCGGGACTTGAGAGGGGCGGGGACGTGAGGGCATGGCGAAACTGGAAGTGACCGTGGAGGCGGCGGAGGCCCGGGTGCTGCTCGCGGCGATCCGCGCCCTGCCGGCGGACTTGCGCCGGGAGATTGCTAAGGAAGTGAGCGCGTCCTTGCGCGAGGTGGCGGCGGAGACGCGCCGGTTGCTGGGCTCGCGGCGCGGGCGGCGGCGGGCGGGAGCGCGCGCCGCGGTCTCGGCGCCGGGCGAACCGCCGGCGCGGCAGACGGGCGCCCTGGCGCGCTCGATCAAGACCCGGCGCAACCGGGGCGGCTTGAGCGGGCGGGTGACCTCGATCGTCTTCAAGTCGCGCTTCCTGGAGACCGGCACGAAGACCGGCCTGGCGCCGCGGCCGTTCCTGAGCGTCGCCCTGGAAACCAAACGCGGCGCCTTCGAGGCGCGCATCGGCGCCGCCGTGACGGCGGCCTTTTTGAAATTGCCGTGACATGCTGATCGCTCCGGTGATTACGCGCCTGCGCGCCGAGGTGGCGGCCTTCGCCGACCGGGTGGCCGGGGCGGCGGACCTGGCCGCCGCCGAGGGCCAGGACAGCCTGGGCGTGCCGAGCGCTTTCGTGGTGCCCCTGGAAGACGAGGTGCAGGACAACAGTACCGCCGGCGGCCTGACCCAGGAGATCGAGGAAACCATCGGGGTGATCGTCTGCGTGTCGAATACCGCCGACGAGCGCGGCCAGGCCGCCGCCGACGGCCTGGAGGCGATCCGCCAGGCGCTGTTCGCGGCGCTGTTGGACTGGCCGCCGGCCGAAGGCTACGGCGGACTGGAATACCGGGGCGGCTTCATCGTGACGATGAACCGGGCCCGCCTGTGGTGGCGCTACGACTTCGCCGCCACGGGGGTCATCAGCAGTTGAGACGGAGGAGACCAACCATGAGCATTCCGAACCACCGGCGGCAGGAGCCGCCCCGGCGCGCCGCGCATCCGCCCGAGGGCAAGGCCGGGGACACGCCCGAGGGCAAGGCCGAGGGGAACCCTCGGGTCAAGCCCGAGGGCATAGCCACGATCATGCGGGTTGCCCCGGAGGATTTGGGCGAAATCACCACGTCAAAGAAGGAGGGTTAGATGGCCGCCTACCGCACACAGAACCGCACGGTCCTGGCCAAGATCGAGAGCGCCTCCGGCACCGACGCGGTGCCCACGGTCGGCGCCAACGCGCTCAGGGTCGAGGTGCCGAGCTTCACGCCGGCGCTCGACTCGCTCACCACCAACGAGGTGACCGGCGCCCTGGACGATTCGGCGCCGATTCCCGGCGGCGGCGGCGCCGGCCTGTCGATGCCGGTGGTCCTCAAGGGTTCGGGCGCGGCCGGCACGGCGCCGGAATGGGGGGTGCTGATGGAAGGCTGCGGCCTGGCCGAGACGCTGCGGGCCGCCGATCTGACCGGCACGGCGCAGGCCGGCGCGGCCGGGTCGATCACCCTGGCGGCCGCCGCCACGGGCATCCTCGTGGGCGAGGTGATCGAGACCACGGGCGGCACCGGGCCCGGCCAGCGGCGGGTGATCACCGCCTGGGACAACGGCACCAAGATCGCCCTGGTCACGCCGAATTGGACGGTCACGCCGGATGCCACCACCACCTACGCGGTGAAGGCCAACGCGCTCTACGTGCCGGCCTCGGTCGGCCTGGATACCCTGACCCTCCACGACTATGCCCATTCGAGCGTCAGCGGCCAGGATTCGAAGCGGCGCACGTGCATCGGCGCCCAGGGCAACGCCCAGTTCACCTTGCCGGCGCGCGGCCTGGTGCGGGCGCAGTTCGACTTCTCCGGCAAGTTTACGGCGCCCACGGACGTCGCCCACCCAGGAGCGGCCACCTACGACGCGCAGAAGGCGATCGCCTTCGCCGGCGCCGATATCGCGCTGGGCGGCGCCTCCACCCGGTTCAACAGCCTGACGTTCGATTTGGGCAACCAGGTGCAGCTCGACGACGATCCGCGCGATGCCTTCGGGGTCGACGTGGCGGCGATCGTGAAGCGCCAGCTGAGCGGCCGGATCAACCCGCCGGTGGCGCTGCTGAGCGTGCGCAACGTCTTCGCCGACTTCCTGGCCTCGACGGCGAGCAGCCTGTGGGTGCGCTACGGCACGGTCGACGGGAACAAGCTGTCGTTCTATTTCCCGGAGATCCGCTATCAGGTGCCGGCGGACGAGGACGTCACCGGCAACCTGCACGAGGGGATTCCCTTCGTCTCGGAAGTCACCGACAGCGGCGTCTACATCTGCGTGCATTAGGGTTCATCAGGCTTCATCAAGGGGGAGTTCATTCGTGGCCAAGATCCTTGCGCCGGACGATCTGACGGTCGTCGTGCCGGCCGACCAGAAGAGCAAGCCGGCGGGCGGGCGCCTGAGCTATACCCTGCGCACGCCCACGCTCTACGACCGGGTGAAGCTGGACCGGGCCGTCGCCGCCGCCGGCGGCGTCACGCACGGGGTGCTGGAGATGATCCGCGCCCTGCTGCGCGGCGTCGACGTGGTGATGGCCGAGAGCGACGCGGACGACCGGGCGCGCACCCGCGCCCTGGTGCAGGCGCACGAGGCCGACTGGATCGCCTATTACGAGAATCTGCGCGACGGGGCGTTCGAAGACGGGGCGTTCGATGGGGAGGCCGGGGACGGGGACTCCGGAACCGGGGCGGCGGCCTTCGCCGCGGCCACCGCGGCGATCCAGGCCGGCGGCATCGACCTGGCGGCCATCGACCGGAGCGTGGCGGTGGCCTACCGGCCCTATGGGTCGATGGTGGCCGACAACATGGTCTATCACCAGATCGCGGCCATCGAATCGGCGCGCCTGTTCCTGGCCGGTTGGAGCGGGGCGGAGCTGGGGACCCTGCACCGGGTCAAGGAGGGGGTCACCGACGATTGCCTGATGCGCATTCCGGAGGGCCATCGGGCCGAGATCGGCCAGGCGGTGCAGCGGCTGCTGCGGCCGACGAGGCCCGAGGAAAAAAACTCGCCATCGCCGTCGTCTACGCCCTCCGCCCGGGGGAATTCGACGGCCTCGAAGACGCCACCCCGGAGCGGCCCCTCCTGAGCCCGGACGGGGCGCCGGATCGTTGGGCCTTTCCGGAGATCGACCTGAGCTTCCGGGTGCACCCGCGCTGGATGCTGGACGCGGACGACGGCGGCGCCCTGGCGATCTGGCAGGCCTGGCGCGGCGGCGGGGGCGGGGGCTTGTTCGGAGCGGTTGGCGGCGGGGGGCACTTGCCGTTCGCCGGCGGGATCGCCGATCAGCCGGCGTGCACGATGGCGACCCTGCGCTTCATGGACCGGATCGCGGCGGCCCTCGGGTCATCCTCGGATCGTCCTCGGACTTGATCCGAGGACCGAGGGGGGCCGGCTAAGCCGGCGGGCTTAGCCGGCGGTCGGCCTCCGGCCGGGCGACCTGCCGCAGGGCCAGCAAGGGCAGGATGGCGATGGGCATCAGAAAGCACAGGATGAACCAGCCGATGCCGCTGCGGCCCTTGTTGCCGGCGACGATGGCGGCGGTGCAGCCAACGACCACCATGATGGTGAGATAGGACAGGATCATGAGCGATAGCATGGCACCGAAACCGGCGCGAGGCAACGGCTGATGGCGACGAAAACGGCCGGCTTCGACGTGCGCTTGGGAGTGAAGGACCTGGCGACGGTGCGCCAGGCCCTGGAGGCCATGGGCCGGGACGGCGAGCGGGCGCTGAACCGGCTGGACGCCAGCGCCAAGCGGGCCTCGGCCGGCGGCTTGGCGCAAGCCTCGCGCGGGCTGGCGACGACGACGACGAACATGCGCTCGCTCGCGGCGGCCTCGTCCCTGGCCGGCGGCGCCGTGGGCGGAGCGGCCGGGCGCCTGTCGGCGATGGCCGCCACGTTGGGCGCGGTCAATCCGTTGATGCTCGCGGTGACGGTCGCAACGGTCGCCTCCGCCGCGGCCTTCGGCAAAATGACCACCGCCAGCATCGCGCTGGAGAAGCAGCAGGGGAAACTATCCGCCCTGTTGCGGGCCACCGCCGGTGCCAGCGGGCAGACCTTGGCCTCGATCGAGGACCTGGCGGTGGGCATCGGCCGGGCGACCCTGGCCAGCGTTCAGGACGTGCGCGATGCCGCCGGGGTGCTGCTGACCTTCAAGGCGGTGGCCGGCGAGGCCTTCGGGCGGACCCTGCGCGTGGCCGACGATCTGCGCGTGGTCATGGGCAGCGACTTGAAAAGCGCCACCCTGCAACTGGCCAAAGCCCTGGAGGACCCGGAGCGAAACCTGAGCCAGCTCAACCGCTCCGGCATTTCCTTCAACCAGACGCAGATCGACACCATCAAGCTCATGATCGAAACCGGCGACAAGGCCGGGGCGCTGTCGAAGATCCTGGGCGTGATCGAGGGCCAGGTGGGCGGGGCGGCGGCGGGCGAGGCGACGGGCGGCGCCGGTGTCGTCGGGGCGTTCGACACGCTGAACGAGAACCTGAAGCTCTATATCGAGCGCGCCGGCCAGGCCAGCGGCGTTTCGAATATCCTGGCAGCGGCGCTTAAACCCGTCGCGGATTTCGTCGGGCGGGCGGCCGACGCGTTGACGCCGCGCGGCCAACTCGGCGCGGTGACCGCGAGCATCAACGCCTTGAAGGCCGCCGCGGGCCAGTCGTCCGGCATTGAGATCGCCGACCGAGAGGCGGCCGCCGGCCTCGCCGAATCCCTGGCGCCCTTGACTGCGCAACGCATCGGCCTGCTGGCCCAGCTCTCGGGCGACCAGCGCAACGCGGTTCTCGCGGCCAACCGGCGGGGCATCAACCAGCGGCGGAGCGCGGCAGACGATGCGTCGGTGCGCGTTGCCGAGGCGCGGGAGAAGTCGGAAAAGCATATTCTGGATCTGCAGAAGGAAGGCGCCAAGCTGGACGCGGCCCGGGCGGCGCAGTACGACAAGGACCGGGAAAACGCCTTCGTGCGCAGCGCGGCGATCATCAAGGACCTGGACGCCCAGGAGAAGATCATCGCCACCCTGGAGCGCGAGCCGGGCCTGCTCGCCCTGTCGAGCACGGAGCGGCGGGTGCAGACCGAACTGCTGCGCGCCCAGGAGGCCAGTGTCCTGGCGCTGAGCGATTTGGACAAGCAGCGGGTGCGCGTGGCGGTCGAGCAGAGCGCGGCGATCGAGG